GAACGGTATAAACCAGAGTATTCAGAAGAGGCTTTACAAAATTCTGAAAGTCAGGTACAAATACAACAACAACCTCAACGATTGGAACCAAAAACACAATCTTGGCTGGACAAAAACAGCTGGTATGGGGTGGATGACGATATGAGCTTCCTAGCAATGGGGATCCATAGGCGCCTAGAACGTGAAGGAGTAGCAGTAGGCTCTGAACACTATTTTAGCGTCATTGACAAAGAAATGCGTCAACGTTTTCCTGAGAAATTTGAAGGTGGAGAGACCAAATACTCTTCAGAAGTAGAAATCAAACCTTCTACTAAAACTAGTAAACCGAGCACCGTAGTTGCTCCAGCGACTAGATCCACATCTCCAAAAAAGGTGCGTCTAACGCCTACGCAAGTACAACTGGCAAAGAAATTTAATCTAACCCCAGAGCAGTATGCTCGTGAACTTACAAAATTGGAGTCCCAAAATGGCTGAAAACAGAACACCTCGTGAAGTAGCAACTCGTCAACAAGATGCGCGCCCCCAGCAGTGGATGCAACCAGATTTGTTGCCAGAACCCGATAAGCAAGAAGGATTCGCTTATCGGTGGATCAGAGTATCTACGAATGGCAAGGCAGACCCCCGTAATATCTCAGCAAAAATGAGAGAAGGTTGGGAACCTGTACGAGTAGAGGAACAACCGAAGTTTCAACTGCTAGTTGATCCCGATAGTCGTTTTAAAGACAACATTGAGATTGGCGGGTTGTTGTTATGCAAGACACCAAAAGAGTTTGTAGAGCAGCGTAATAAACATTACACCGCTCAAGCAGATGCTCAGATGATGGCTGTAGACAACGCTCTTATGCGTCAAAGTGATCCGCGTATGCCTCTCTTTAACGAGGGAAAAGCTACAACGTCCTTTGGCAAAGGTAGTTAATTTTATTTAATCAGGAGATTTATTATGGCTTATCCAAGCGTAACAGCTCCATACGGCTTAGTTCCGATCAACAGCGTAGATGGCAAACCCTACGCTGGTGCAACCCGTCAATTGCCAATCGCAAGTACTTATAACACTGCGATTTTTAACGGGGATATCGTGGCTGTAGTCGATGGCGGCACTATTGCACTATCAGGCGTTTCAGACAACTCTACTGGCTCTGCTGCTAACTACACTTATGGTGTATTTGTTGGCGTTCAGTATGTAAACAGTCAAGGCCAAACCGTTCAGGCTCAATACTATCCAGGTAATGCCGCTGCTACCAGCGCTGTTGCTTATGTAGTTGACGATCCTATGGCTGCCTTTAAAGTAGCTGTTGTACACGCAAACAGCGTGGTTACTACGGTAAACCGTAGCATCGTAGGCGTTAACATGGCAGTCCAGCAAGAGTCACCACAAGGTAACACTACTACTGGTAACTCTAATACTGGCGTTCTTGTTGCTACCAATGATGCTGGTAACGCAGCTACCCTGCCTGTTCGTGTTGTTTCTGTAATTCCTGAAACTGCGACCAGCGCAACGGCCTTCACTGAAGTTGTAGTGAAGTTAAACAACCCACAAATACTCCGTGCAACGGGTATTGACTACGCTGCTTAAGGAGCTAAAAAATGGCTATTTCACGCGCACAACTACTGAAAGAGTTGCTCCCAGGATTGAATGCATTGTTCGGTCTTGAGTATGCAACGTATGGCGAACAACACAAAGAGATCTACGAAACTGAGACCTCCGAGCGTTCGTTCGAAGAAGAAACCAAGTTGTCAGGCTTTAGTGCCGCCGCCGTTAAAAACGAAGGCGCACCAATCGCTTATGACAATGCACAAGAGGCATTTACTGCTCGCTATACCTACGTAACGATCGCTCAAGGTTTCTCTCTGACCGAAGAAGCAATTGAAGATAACTTGTATGACTCCTTGTCTGCTCGTTATACCAAGGCTTTAGCTCGTTCCATGGCGTATACCAAACAAGTTCGTGCAGCTTCTGTATTGAACAATGGTTTCAGTGCTTCTTTCCCAGGCGGTGATGGCGTTGCGTTGTTTGCAACTAACCACCCACTCGTTTCTGGTGGAGTTAACTCAAACGAGCCAGCAACTCCTTCTGACTTAAACGAGACTTCTTTGGAAGCCGCCGTTATTCAGATCGCTCAGTGGACAGACGAGCGCGGTTTGCTCATCGCTGCTAAGCCTAAGAAGTTGATTGTTCCAC